CTTATTGGTCTAATATCTTTATTTGATGTATCAGATACAGATGGATCGTGTAGATTTTTTATAATAGGATCATTATACAAATTTATTGTGTAAGTATTAGATGTGATCCCGCCGATATTTAATAATGAATCTGATGAAGCCTCTTCAGTAGTTGATACATTAGTAACAAAATTTGTTAGATCAATATCTAGCCTAGGAGATACTTCTATTAATTCTAATCTTCCTGGTAAATCTATAAAGTCTGTATTAGTAACTTGCAGGGCTACACCTTCAACTCTTATGCCCCATATTTCCTGATAACCTAGATTAGATCCCAAAACTACATCTCCCACGTTGCTGCCAGATGTTGAGATGCTTGGATATGAAGTACTAGTCCATTTATTAGTTGTCCATGAAGTTCCATTGTAATATAATATAAAAGTTCCATCAGCATTAACAGTAGAGGAACCAGCAATGCTTGAAGACCATCCAGAACTAGTAAGAATATTTACTGCTACAGTTTGTGGCTTGTAAGAAATTGTATTAAATTTTAATACGATCTTATTTGTTTTAATTTTATTTTTATATAGTGCCCAGACTTGTTTACTTTCAGTAGAGGTTCCAGACACATAGTATGTATAGACATTTCCTGGATATGGCGTGACACTTCTTTGTACTAACTCATACTTAGGGCCAAGGGCGCAGTAGGTTGCCATATGAATTGGAGTACATTGTTGTGCTATTCCTTGAATGGATGGTTTTGTTGGGGCTGGACTTTCTAAAGATCCAGACATTTCTACTAGAAACTCTCCTGGTCTTCCTGACTCAAATACTCTTTCTAAAGGAAGTCTATTTGAAGAATAAACCTCATAGTCAGAAATTGTAGATCTTGTTAATTGTCCAACTAGTAGGGCTGCCTTTTTAGATGTTGGTGCATTTATATAGAATGTTATTCTAACTTTATTTACAGTAGAAAATTGGTCTGGGTTAGCGAATAATATTGATACTGGCTTCCATGATACAGAGTCTACGGTTACTGTTTCAGATACAGTCTCAGAAAGAACTTTTTTATTTGAAGAATCTATACCTTCAGCAACTATCAAAACATCAAACGACTCCAGACAACTGGTGTCACCATTTTCTAATTGATAAACATAGTCAGACTTTAAAAACATGTTGAATTTTACACAGTTTTGTCCTGTAGATGTTTCTGCATACCAGGCATATTCTGTTGGCTCTAGTGATGGTTGTGAGGTTTTGAGGAGTACAGCATTGTTATTAGGAGTTGTAAGTGCTGTTTCTATTCCTCTTCCAGAATAATTTTGAGATGTTCCGGCATCTACTACTTGTGGAGTTCCTGATACATTAGATAGTGTTAATAAAATATTTTGTAGTGTTGTAGCATTTTGTGTGCCAGTTCCACAAAAATAGGCATTGTTGTTATCGTTATGATTTATTTCTATAAAAACTCGCGGCTTTATATCTAGCGTCTGACTATTTTTAACATGATTTTTTATAGTTGTATCGCCAAGCATCAGATCTCCACAAATTCTGCATTTACATTCCAATAATCAAATTCTTGATATCTTTTAACTACATCGAATGTCATTGATTCCCAGAATACGCTAATAGTTTCTACATATGATAAGTCTGATGCATTATTTCTTTTATAGTAGAGTTTCATGCTCATGTCATATGGATAGTTTATTTCATAAAATCTTTTTATTGCTAATGCGCTAGCATTTCCATCAACAACCATAGAAGAAATGGTTGGAAGCATGTCCCATGCACATGATATTCTTTTCTTATTAGCAATGACGTACTTTCTCATTGTTCCGTCTGCCATTCTTTGTGGAGATTGTATGGTTTCAAAGGAGGTCTGGAGCGCTGATCTAGAATGATCAGATAAAGTTAATTGACCATTTGACTCCCCTGTTCCTGGAACAAACTCTGTGGTGTTCTTAGAGTTTACCTGAAGCGTAACAATACTTGGTGTTAAAAGAGCCATTATATTCTATTCACCGTCTTTGACATTCTTTGTTTTCTATCTATAGCAGACATAACTTCTCTTGCTATTTCATCAGCAGAAGCATTAGATCCAGCCACGTTTACATTAATATTATACTCTACATTGCTTGAAGATTCACTAACAAATCCGCCCTTGTTGTAATATACTGCTCCGCCCATTCCCATATTTCTTACCATAGATGGATATTTAGAACTCCCCCCACGACCGAATTCTGGAAGAACACCCTTATTTAGTAGGTCAAAGAAGCCCATGCCAAATTTGTCTACGCTTGATGCTCTGATTACATACTCCCCATTGGAAAGCATTGCTGGAATCAGATCGTCCATTGGTCCACCTGGACCACTAATAAATCCACCATTTGCTCTAAATCTACTATCTGTAGGTGTTCTCCATGGCTCATTACCATCTATATTTTTTACCCATAATGGATTAGATGCAGAGTTAGTAATAGTAGTTGGTTTATCACTTGGCTCTACAGTAACTCTGCTATTTATGCTTAATTTTTCAGCAGTATCGGCAGTACCAAAGAACCTTCCGTCATCTCCAAAGAGGCCGCGCAGCGCTGGAGGAACTTCTTGACCGTTTACAATACCGTCCCACTTACCCTTAATTTCTATTTCTTTGAAGTAACCATCAAATTCTGTATTTATAATTCCCTTTACTGAACTTGCTACTGCTTCAGCATCTCTTGATGCTTGTCCTGGCTCCAGTCCCGCCTTTATTCCATTAGTGTATGTTGCATCATATATAGCCTTAGAGATGTTATCTAATATTTGTCCTCTTGTTAAACCATCTCTAATTCCCTTTGTAAACTCTGTAATAATTAAGTCGCCGTTTCTATCGCTAAATCTATTCTTTATTTCATCAAACTTTTCATTAAAACTATCTAGATTTTCATATATTCCAGTAGCAGTAGAAGATTTCATTGTAAAGAATTTATTGGCACGCCTACGAGCCTCTTCTGCAGTCATTCCAATTAATCTAAATTGCTCTATTACCATTTCCTTACTTTGATCTCTATCTAACTTTGGATCTTGTAATATTGCAAAAACGTTAGGCAGTACCTGATTAAGACTATCTCCAGCCACACCTATATCTTCTAGGTCTGCGGCTATTTGATTATAAATCGGTACTTCTTTAAATCCTTCTCCAATCATATAGTCAAAGATTTTTTCTAGTTCTGCTCTTACTGTCTTTAGTGGAACTCCAGCCTTTACTGCCTCTTCTATATATCTCTTAATAGGCGCTGAATTCCAGAATGCATCTGCACCTCTATCATTAATATCATCAAGTATCTTTACATTTCCTTGAAGGGCACCCTGAAGTTCACTATTCAAGAACATGAGTCTTTGTTCCATCTTCTTGGCTGCTGCTTCATCAGCACCTCCGCCACCGCCACCTCCGCCAGAGGAGTCTTCCTTTTGCTTTTCTAGTTGCTTCTTTCTTCTTTCTGCTCTAGCAATTCTCTTGTCTTCATTTTCTTGTCTTAGTCGTTCCTTTTCATCCTCACGCTCTTGAACTCTATTAGCATCAAGTTGGGATTGCAGGAGCGCGGCATCAGCAATTCTTCCTTCTGCCTTAGCAATCATTATTTGACTTTCTAGATCTTGTTGTTGCATTGCAAAATCTAGTGCCTTCTTTTCTAAGTCAAGGAGTTTCTGACGTTCTTCGCGCTCTTTCTGAATTTGCTTGATAATTCTATCTTGTTGCTTGATCTTCTTATCTATTGCTTCATTAGCAGCATCAGAGCCTGCTCCACCGCCGCCGCCAGACTCGGAAGGTATCATTGAGGATACATCTGGCATAGCAATTTCTGTAGGAGCAGTTGGAGCAGGAATTGCTGGAGGTGCGCCAAAGTCGTAACTTCCAGTAATAATTGTTGTTAATATTGCAGTTTTTCTTTCTTCGTCAGGAAGGGCAATAAATTGATCCCAATTATCTCTAAGTTCTACTAGATCTTCATTTCCCTGAATTTCTGCATAAAGCCCCTTCTTTGTATCTGGCAATGATTGAACGTACTCAAAATCTGAAATAAAGTTCTGCATTTTTAGTGGATCTGACTGAATATCAGCAATAACAGACTTTTGAACTTGTGGAGGAAGTTTAGCAATTGCAGACAAAGAGGCATAAATGTCAGAAAGTGGTTTTCCTATTTCTACAGAATCAATTGAAATAGTCTTAATAAATTCAGCATCTAAGCCCATTCCAAGAAGTTTTATTATTTCTGTTGCATTGTCTTCCGCACCCTTAACATTAAATACTATTTCTAAGTTCTTTCTTGTATCTTCATCGGTAATAATATCTGCAACATTTTGCATTTCACCTAGAGTTATGTCTCCATATGCTGCTGCAAGTTGTACTTGAGTAAGAAGTCTTTCTCCCACTCCAAGTGTTTCGAACATGCTTTTTGCTATATTTTCTATATTTGTGAAGTCGGCCCCACGACCTGATTTATCAGCAATATCTTTAAGCATAGCGCCAACATCAGCCCCAGCCTCTTTTAGCATAAGAATAGAGTCTGCAGCCTTTATATTTTGTTCTTGTATTGTCGCCATTCTCTTAGCATATTCTTCATAAGTTATATTTCCAGACATAAAATCATTAACAACTAATGCTTGACTCTCTCTCAACTTATCTAATGAAGATGCTAATGTACCAATATTTTCTTGTGCAAATCTAGTTGCTGCTTGCTTTACTTCTATAGAAGATGCTTCACCTAAGCCAAATACATCATTTAGTATCTCGTCTGCTAAGTCGCCTCGCCACCATCCTAAAAGAGCCTCGCCCATATCTTTAGCATTCCCTAAGAATGTTTGTTGGCTATTCAAATAATTTTGTATTTGGTCTTCACCGAACGCTGGTATGTCTATTTCTGGGATAGTCTCCATAAATAACTTAGAAACATTGTCTTTAATTAAATTGCCTTCACTATCTAAAATTGAGTTAATTCCTCTAACTAGAGATCTTCCTAGTTCTGGATTTGCTAATTCAATTGCAAGTGTCTGGGCTACCGCCTTTGCCTCTTCTGGAGTAAATATTTCCATGAGGGTAAGTTGTTTAAGTTGATTAGACAGGGCTACCCTTAGTTGTTCTCCACCTAGATTTTTAGACATTTCTCTTAGTTGTTGTCCAGCCTCTGTATCTAGTATTGACTTGCCAGTTTCTGCAACTTGCTCTGGCATTACAATGTTTCCTAGTGCGGCAGTTAGTTTTTCAGATGGCTTTAACTTTCCTATTTCAGAAGCAAATTTATCTAATACTAATGACGATCCATTTAGCGCTTCACCATAAGCAATTAATTTATTATTTACAGCCTGCTGCTCTCTTTGATATGATTGAAGTATTGGTATAGCAGCACCTATAGCAGCACCCATTGCCAATCCTGGAGCACCAAACATGCTTCCCATTGATGCTCCTAGTAGGGCACCGCCGCCAATTTTTGCTGCGTCGCCGCCTGACCCATCCATAGGCATAAACATCATGCCCATTCCTGCGGCCATTCCAGCACCCATAGCAACTCTTTGACCCCTAGCGCCTTGCCCCATGCCGTATTGTGCTGTAGTTGTTAAAACTTTATCTGTAGCATTCTTAATTGCTACAACATATTTACCATTTGCTTGTTGCACTAATTGAAAACTTGCTGCTGTTTTGTCATGCTCAAGTATGAGTGCTTGTATTTCTGCATTAAGTCTTCGTCTTGCAAAGAAGCCCATCTTCATAGTTGAGATTTCTTCTGTGACGGATGCAAGTTGTCTTGTTCTATACATAGCCAGCGCTTCTTCTTTTGGTATAAGTTTTCTAGTTGTTAGATTTACTGCATTTAGAACATTGCCAGCAGCAGTTATTTGGAATGCATATTTCTCTCCAGCAATTTCTAACAACTTTGCACTTTCCATTTGCTTAAGTTGCCCGACTTTTGCAGTCATTAATGTTCCGCGATAGGCATCCATTTCTTGCCTAGTAAGACCCATAGATTGAGCAAGTTCATTCATTTTAGGCTTTAGCAAGCCCTTTTCAGCAAGTGCGAGTTCTTTAGTATTTGCTGTTAATTCATCCATAATAATGGCAAGTTTTTGCTTTGCTTTTGTTACCTGACCAGCATCCTTTGCTTGTCCCGCTGCTATTCTTTGTTCTCTTTCAGTAAGTTTTTGAATCCATGCATTCCTTTGAGCAGTAAGTTGAGTTTGTTTATTTAGAGCATCCATATATCTTTGAGATCTTTTATCTACCATTTGTTCATCTGGAATCGTGCCGCCGCCTGCGCCAGCAGAAACCATTCTAAACATATTATCTGCAGTTTTACCAAATCCTTGCATTCCTGCAGCCCTTAGTCTTTGCTCAAGTCCTGCTGTTGTTGCACCTACCTGTGCAATAACCTCGCCCATTGTTCCATTAACAGACACAACTTTTCTCGTCTGCTCATCGACTAAGCGTTTAAATTGTTTTCCATTTACATCTAGTGCGCCCATTAATATTGCTTCAGCACCAGCGACATTTCCTTTAGCCATTTCTCTATTGATGGCTTTCGTCATATTATCAACTTGAGTCTTACCCATTTGTTCAAGTCTCAGCAAGGAGGCGTGATATTTAGCAACATATGCATTGTATTCGTTTCTTGATGGATATAATCTGGCTGCTGCTGTTTGTCCTTCTGCTCCAGATGTTCTCATAGTATTAAGATATGCTAAGTTTGAAGCACTTGCTCTTCCAGCACCATAAGTCATTTGTTCTAATTGAGAAATTCTAGATCCTCTTGATGGGTCATAGAATGACGTTGGTGCAAACGAGGCTCCCATCGCCTGCTGCCAATTTCTAGCGGCAGCCTGTGCGGGTATTGATGGGTTTATTAATGTACCAACAGTTTGTGCTAATCTAATGTCTTTTGGCAAATTCATCGATGGGTGTAGGTGGGAAAATTCTGGGCCACTAAATGATGATGTACCACTTCTTTTACCCATTCCAAGCATACCGATCACAGATGAATTTCTTGCTGCTAAGGCGGCTGCTCCAGATCCTGCAACGGCAGCGGCTGCACTAGCAGTAGCCGCACTTTGTCTAGCCATTGCTGTAGAAGAAGCAGTAGCAACTAAATTCATGTTTCTAGCAACTTGCTCAAGTTCTGCATTAAGAGTGTCAAGTGCTGCTCTTAAGGTATTGGTAGCCTCAACTTGACTAAACATTCCCTTAGAAAGAAGTTCTGTGGATGCTCTGGCTGCAATAGAGTCTGCTGTATAAAATTCGAACACCCCGCGTGCGCCACGGCGCAATGCCATTAAAGCACCTACTGTTTTAATTATGTAGCCAAAGAAGTTGCCGAATACACCTGTGATCATAATAATAGGACCAGCAATTGCAGTTATTCCGCCGACAATTTTAATAAATGTTTTTAATCCTTCTGGAAGATCATTAAATGCTTTAATGATATTTCCAGCAAATTCTACAATCTTTGCGCCTATTTCAACGAATGTCTCACCTATAGGAATTAAGTTAGACTTAAGACTTTCTACTGCTCTGGTGAATCTCATGGACGCAGATTCAGTCAGTCTCTTTAATTCGATTTCTGCTGTTTGTGCTAATTGAGAAGTACTCATTCCAGCAATTTTAAGAACTTGCTCTGTTTGGCTTCCCGCTTTATTTAAGTTACTTAAAAGAGCGTTGATTCTTGAAAACTGGAATTTTCCGAACATCTGCTCAATTGCTCTCTGACGACTTAATTCATCTATGCCCTCTAGAGCCTGCTGTAATTCAGTAAGCGTTCCAATGACATTGCCAGCGTTTCTATCAACAATATCTGTAAGGTTTATTCCGAATCCCTTAAGCAACTCTGTTGTTTGTTTTGTCGGATTAATTAATGCACCTAGAGAAGATTTAATTGCGTTTGCTGCTTCTGACGCGGGGACGCCACCCTCGCGCATAGCAACCATCATACTTGAAAGATCCGCGATACTTCCACCTAGACCTTGAACTACTGGGCCAGCCTTAATAATTCCTGTAACTAAGTCATTCAGCGTTGTTGAAGTTTGGTTTTCTACAGCATTGAGTAGGTTAATTGATTTAGTTAATCCATCAGTATCTTGTTTAAATACGCTTTGAATTGCTAAGGTGGCTTTCATTGCCTCGGCCCTGTCAACTTCACCAAGTACCGACAGTCTCATGGCTTCTCTAGTTGAATCTAATAGTTCATTACCTTCTTTACCAGTAGCGGCGATATCTGCAGCAATTCCTAAAGTTTCTGAGGCGGCAATTCCCATTGTGCTAGAAAGTTCTTGAGCAAGCGCCAAGGTTTTGCCTCTTATAGCATCAAGTTCTTGATCATTTACTATACCCTTGGTGGCATCGCCATAAACCTTAGTCATTCTAGTAAGTTGCTTATCTGCATCCATAAACATCTTTCCAGCGACCGCGCCAAATATCATGAGTGGTACTGTAAGGCCAACAGTCAACTGTCTACCAGCCCATTGAGTATTCTTTCCCCAGTTAATTAATTGAGTAGCCCCGCCCTGAACTACTTGTCTAAAAATTCTATGTTCTTGGTTTAATATTTTTTGCTTATCAATGGCTTCATCTATACCCTTAGGGGTAACTACCATTGCTCTGCCGCCACCCATATTCATAGCGGTAGAATTCATCATTCTTACTTGCTCTCTGGCTAGAGATCTAATTTGGCTTTGCTGTCTTCTAGCATATTGAGTGCCTGCTCTAAAATACTGTCCTAGTCTAAGATTTCCTCTTTCTAAAGATCTGCCAAATTTTTCTGTTTCTGAAGTAAGATTTACCATCCTGGTTTGGAACATGCCGCTAGCACTCAAAGCATTGGCAAATGCAGATGAGTACGATTGAATATTTCTAAGTTGGGTTGGACTACCAACCATTCCCATGCTATTGATAGCCGCTATTTGAGATTTTAGTCTTGCAAGTTGCCCCTCAACGCCAGCAAAGTTACCAGTAGCAACTATCTGCAAATCTATTCTACTCATACGACCACCTCTTCAACAGACTGAATATTGTGACCAATTCCTAGGCCCACGCCAAAGCCTTGTGTGGCAACTTCAGATGGAGTCATCTCTGTAATATTTGATGACTCCTTATCAGAAAGATCTACACCTTGGAGTGCTGCGAGGAACTTATGCTCTTCTTTCTGCCTTGTTCTATAGGCATTTAAAGTATGAACTAACTCATCTATTGATAAGTTTTCTTCAAGTTCGTCGTAACTCTTCCAGTTTCCCAACAGAAACGCCTCAGATTCCAGAGCGGCGAGGTCTAGTTTGTCCCAACTAGCGCCGCTCCCAGTAGGTTTGGGTCGTTCAATTTAAGTCCCCCACATATTTCTAGAATTTTCATCATGTTGGGGATATTCACAGCGTCTTCAAACTTCTCTCTATTAAGACCTATTTCTGGATATGCCTTCTCTAAACAAACCATAGCCGCCTTGACAAAAATGTCCATAGCATCTTCTTCAGTTTGTATTTCTTCTGAATCTAGTTCTCTAATTACTGCCATAAACTTTTTCAACTGCTTAATTGGAAGAGGCTTAATAAAAACACTAGTTCCATCTTCTAACTCTAATTCAGCAGTATCATATATAGTAGTTGACAATTTTCCTCCTAATAACTTATTAAAATTATATCAAAATCAGGCGCAAAAACATAAAGATGAACCCCGCCGATTGGCGGGGTTTCACCTTAGAACTATTTAGTTATTAGGGTTAGGAGTAGACTCTATCAAGAATCTCGCCGTACTCTGCATTTGCATATCCGTCTGCTGGGAGGCAGCGGAATGTAACTGGGTAAACAGTTGATTCATTTCTGCGTAGAGCGTGGGAAACAGTCTCCATAGAAAGAACGCGACGAGCAAGGTACACTCTCTCTGTGTTTGATCCTGCGACTGCTGGGCCTGGGCCTACAGCGATCAATGATCTTTCGACTGGCTTCTCACCAAGGGCTCCTGCTGCAAGACCAAGAACGTTTGATCCTGTTGTTGGAGCGCCGTATCCTGATGCTGATGCTCTTGTTGATGTTGAAGAGTAAACACTATTCAACTGTGTAGCATTTGATTGACCAAAGGCTACGCGAACATTTTCAAGTGTGCCTTCATTCATAGAAGTACGAAGCATAACTCTCAACTGAGTCTTGAAGATACGAGCGGAGTCAAGCAACTGATCAACCTCAACCTCACCATAAGTTGGTTCGTATGAAATTTCGAATCCTTCAGATGTGAATCCAACATCTCTCCAGTCAGTTGCTCCTGAGCCAGTACCTAGGTACGTTGCTGCGGAAGCAGTTGTGCCGAATACTGGCATGTTTTGTGGTTGACCACCTGAAACAGTTGAATCATTCTTTGAAATGAAGACCTGAGCGGCACCAACGATAATGTTGCTAACTGAACCTGCCATTTATACTTTACACCTACCTTTCAGATATTATTAAATATCTAGATTGGTCATTCCTCATTATTATAATAACACGAATTGGGCAAGACTCAAAGGTCAGACGAATCTACCAGATGAATCTAAATATCTTGAATATTTGTAAGAAATCTCTACAGTTCCTGCTACTCTTCCGCCCTCTAATTCAACTGGTGCAGGGCCAGAAGCATTTTCTAAAGACACAGTATAGAATATTACTTTATCATCTTTAGGATTAAATTTTTGTACATCCTGACCAGACTCATCTACTCTTCTAAATAAATCTATCATTAGTTCTATGATTTCTGCTACCTGAGAGACTTGATTTGCAATAATAGTGTATAGCATTCTTTCTTCACATATCCACCATTTATCTCCATATCCTTCAACTTCATAATCATATATGATGTATGGCAATTCTGGCATGAGATTATTAAATTCTGGAACCTCTTGTGAAGGTATTATTGGAATAACAGATTTAGTAAAATTATCTGGACGATATTGATCTTCTATTAAAATTCCTGAATTTTTTAATTCTTCCCATAAAAATGAATTCAGAACAGACCTAGCATTTATCTTATAATCTACCACTAGATAACACTTCCTATAGTTTGATATGGGGCTAGAGTAGACTTGATTGCTAATCTTGCGGAATTTTTATCGGCACCCTTTTTACTTAAAGCCCTAGCAATATTTTTTTCTAATTTATTAAAAACTCCAGCCTCATCTAAAGAGTTTCCAAAGTTTATGGTCCACCAACTTCTAAAATGTTTTTCAAAAGAACCAGTTGTCGCCTTGCCGCCAGGGTTTCTTATTGTTATTGTTTTCCCTGGAGGCACAAATAGTATCCCGCCTGACTTTGGGCTGAAGGCAATATGTCTAGAAGTAATAAAACTTACCTGTTTGCCATTTTCCATGACTTCTGCTTTTCTTTTAAATATCCCACTTTTTGTAACCTTTCTACCACTACGTCCAGGAGTTGTTAATGCTGGAGCAATTGGAGAATTCTTTTTAGAATTATTAAACTTGTAATATATAGAGGCATTTCCTGCCCCCTCTTGTTTTTTAATTATTCTAAATAATCTTGAAGATTCGTTTCCAGCGCCTCCCCATTCATAAACATGATGAAAAGACTTCTTTGCTGATCTTGCTAGAAGATTTGTTCTTTTAACAAATTTTATTGCGGATAAAGAGAACTCAGCAGACATTATTTCATTTTTTGATTTAACAGTTTTTAATTCTTTAATGCCTTCTATTTTATTTTCTATCTCTGCATATAATCTTTGAGAAGATGCGGGGGACACTCTAACATTAATCATTTGATTGCACCTGAGTCCTCTTGAGATGATTCTCAAAGTACTGGACGTTTCCAAAGATATCAAAAATTGGATGAGATGCGTATACCTCAAATATAGTACTTGGATTAGATACTCTGTCTATCTCTGTATACAACTCTTCATTTTTAAAGTTTTTTACTGAGGAGACTCTCCATCTTTTACTTAATTTTTCTAGAGTGTACATTTTTATTTCTAATTCTTCTATGTATTCTTTACCAAACGTTTTGTTATCTGATGTTGCGCTTCCGCCACTTTCTCTAATGGGAACAATTGAGCATTGTATATTCTTTAACAATACCCATCTTCTAGTTATAGCGTTTGTACTCTCATCTTGTTCAGATATTTGTTGATAAATATCTGCTGTCATTACAAGTGTGGAACTTTGAAGGCAGCCATACACTAAATAATCACCAACTGTATCATTTTAAACTTTTGTAGTATAGCGTCTGCAATAGCATTTCCAGTTCCTGCGAAAGCGAGTGAAGATAATTCTACAGACATTTGACCAGTATTCATCTTCTTCACATACTTTGAACGCCAGATACTATCATTACATAATAGATCATTGACAATCAAAAGCATGGCTTGCTTTACCTCTAATGGTATAACTTGGTAGCCAAAAGTACCCTCTACCTTATACCTATACCCGTCTTTAAATTTTGCAGGATTTATATCTAAGATAAAAGATCTTTCGCTCTCCTGAATGTCTTCTCCTGCTGTACTAGCAATGACTCTGAGGGCATTATTTGTTTCAGTTATTTCTAACTCTACGCCCCAATTATTTATATCTTCATCGATATCAATTATTAATTGATCATTTTCATACAACTTTTTAAATTCTATGATACGGTGCGGAAGAGAAAGAACATCAGCATTAGTTCCATAAGCAACTACAGGATTTGTATTCTCTGTTAAAGAAAATCCCAAGTAATTATTTATTATCATTCTTGCGGTTCTCGCGGCTGCATGAATCTTTTCAAACGGTTGGTAGTTAGCACCTTCTGGGTATGGAGAAAATCCTAACTCTAATATTATTTCATCAACAGTAAGATAAGGTATTGTTACATAAATATACTCAGTAGAGTTAAAGTATTCTTCACCAATTTGATACTCCCACTCTATCTTTAGTATTCTTTCTGTAGCGGTTACGTTTGCTGGAAGAAGAAGTTCATACTCTCCAACATACTCATCGTCAGTTTGTTCAGCATAGTCTACTAAAAGAATAGTATTTGTTGAAGCATCTTTAACTACAGCCTGAGGCGCTTCTACTGGCTCAGTAGGCTCTCCATTAAAATAGGTTGTAACGTTTACTTTTGTACTACTGCCAGCATATACTTCTATCAATTAACACACCTCTTAGTTATAGTATTCCTGCACCTCTCGCGGAGTAGCCATTCTAAATCCTTCTTCTATGGAAAAGATAAAATCTGCATCTTCTTCAGACATAGCGACAAAAGGATGCTCTCTTGTGAAGGTGAAGCCATTTATTTCAAATCTAGCGTTTTCACGATCCATCTTAACTAAAACTGTATCTCCAGATGCGACCTTTTTTGCTTTCTTTTCTGGTACATCAATAGTCTCTGTTTCAGCCTCTGTAAATTTAGCATACATTTCGAACGTAACACCCTCTTCTTCTAGTGCTGCCATAATTTCATTTTTGGTCTTTGCACTTTCTAGGTCCACGGCAAAATACTCTGCAACTTCTTTAAGTTGTCCAACTTTCATTGTAGAAAAAGACATAATTCTCCTATCTCTTATAGTCAATTATATCAGAAAAGGCGAAAGGGAGGGATTTACACCCCTCCCTGCCGCACTATAATTATTAAATTATTATCAGGAAGCAACCTTGACGTTCTTGACAACTACGAAAGAGTCAAGATTCTCAACTGCCACACCAACACGAATGTAGAGTGTGTATTCGATTGTATCCTTCTTTGGCTTGAATTCACGGTAAACTGTAATGTCACGCTTGATGCCGACAATGAAGTTTTGTGGGAATGTCAAGTGGACCTCACCATGTTGCCCTGTGGCTCCAGAGTAAGTTCCGGTACGAGTCTCATCGATGAGGGGAACCTCAACGACAGGAATACCGAAAGCGAATGGAATTACTCCACCTGGATTGCCCTCAGGAGCGGCTGGATTTCCACGAAGAATGCTTGAAGCGATATCTTCTGGAGTAGATCCAACTGTTGTGAGGTTGTACAAGTAGTCTTGAACCAGATTGCTTCCGGTGAAGAAGCGCAACTGGTTACGACGTTGCTTGTACTTGCGAGGCATAGCCTTGAGTGCGCTATTGAATGTTGCCTTGCTGATGGCTGCACCGCCTGCATCAACAACCTGTCCACCATTAAGGGCTAACTTACGGAAGCCATTAAATGCCTTGTAAAGATTGTCTGATGTGAGTGCTGTGTCACCATTGATAGCGAGATCTTCAATATCGTTACCAGCCTGTGTTGCCATAAGGCGAGCAATGTGATCTTCAAGATCGGCACCTTCAATATTATCCTCAAGTGATTCGCTTGAGAGTTCCCAGTCCAAACGTAGTTTCTTTGTTGTCAATGAAACCTTGGTGAATGTTGCACCACGATCTGTTTGACCTGCGTTTGTACCTTCTGAAGCGAGAACCATTAGTTTCTCGCCTACTCCAACCTTGTCAATTTCTGTTGTATCGGAACGCATACGAATTGTGCGTGCGACTCTTGTCAAGATTGTTGCATCGAACATGTAGTCAATGAAGCGATTGGATTGTTCTGGCTTTAAAAGGCCACCACCGCCTGCACCAACTTCAGTCGTGTCGATTACTTTTTGTAAAAGTTCGTTACTCATATCTGCTTTTCACCTACCTTTCAGTTTTTGTATTTATAGGTCACGGACACCGAGGAATGAGCCAGACCAGATACCTTTTCTTATTGTTGTTTCTTCCTTTGATCCATCCAGATCTTGGGACTTCTTAACAGCAGTTTCATTTTCAACCAGATCCACGCGCTTTTCGATTGTGTCGATGGCACTTTTGATATCCTGAACTGCTTTGCTGAGTGAATCGTGCTTCTCAGCCAATTCTGTAATTTGAGCGTCGATAGTCTTGGTGATTTCTTCAACAGTCACCTTAGTCTCTTCTGCGCTCTTGCTGATGTTTTCTCCGAAGAATGTCTTGAGGTCTTCCAACATTTTAACAAAGTCGGGTTCTTCAACCTCAACATCGGAGTTTGCAGCCTTTTCTAAGTCTTCTTCTACCTCTTCCTCTTCTGGAGAGGTTTCTTCTGCTACAGCCTCAACAGCCTCTGTTGCTTCCTCTGCAACTACGGCTCCCTTTTCTACAACTTCTTCAGTTGTTTCTTCAATCTCTGTAACTTCTTCACTTTTTTCAATTTCCATATTCTCTACTGCACCTCCTTCAATATTGGTTTCATTATCTGCCTGCTTTGCTATTGTTGGCTCAGGCATTTCTTCTGGAGTTGATCCAGAAAGACTATGCTTTTTAATATGTCGATCTATTGCTTTACCAATTTCTTGATTCTTAGCAACGTCGTTAGACTCTACCCAGCCAATATTTGTCATGTCTGAATCACAGACAAGGCAGGCGGAGGAGTCTGAATCTTTTGCTACTGCTATTTGATCTGTCTCGCACCAGAAAATATTATCCATTTTAATTTCTGTAGCAATTCCTGTAGCAACTAGTTGGTCATCTACTTTTTGTATAGAAAATACATTAGCGAGTTGATTTGCTGGACTATCTACAAGCGAAAGTTCTACAAGGTCATACTCTTTAATGACACGAACCATGTCATCACCTTTTTGAACTTGATCTACCTTTGTAATATTTCCGCCGATAGAAAATCCAGATAGGGTGCCGTCAAGAACCTTTTCCCAGGTATCTTGGGCACCCTTGGAGACATATGTATCTACAAACACTCCACGATATGATTGTCCAGTTGACTTATCGTAAAATTGCTCTTCTCTAAAGTTTGTGACTTTGCCAACAGCAATTGGCTGATGCATTTCGCGGAGGTTGCCCCGAAATGTCTCAAATGCCTTAATAGAAGCATCTGCATCAACAATATCATTGTGTCGATCTACATTGTCTAATGTAGCAAATCCAGAAACAATTCTGCGCTCTTCATCTACTTTGAAGAACGGTACGGACAGACTTATACGGTCGCCGTCACTATGCCAATAAGATTTAGTTATTTCCATCTCAAATAAATTCTATCAACTAGACAGATTAATACAAAATTTTATGCACAATTATTGCACAGATCTGCCTTCGCCCTGTGGATTTCTTGCCTCTCCATCAATATCGGGCTGATTTTGTTGACGCTCCTGATCTCTTCTTCTATTCCCAGTAGCCTGGGTAGTTTGTTCTGCTGCTGCGCGAGCATTAAGAACTATTGGAGTATCCCCACCATCAAGGGCTGGGAGTCCCTTCTTTGCTCTTACTTCGTTTGGAACAATAACTTGCATTCTCAAATATCTTTCATCAATCTTAGATTGAGTATCCTCATCAGTAAGACTAAGTTCATTGAATTTAAGGGAAAACATGTCTGTAAACTCACGAACAATTTTATTAATCTTCTTCTCAAAGTATTCCTGGGTGGGTTTTGTTACCTGTTCACGGAAGTTCTTATCTGCATCTCTTGCAGCCGCCAGAGACACGCCAGAACCCATGCTCACCTTAGTCACAGGAACTCTGTGCGCCATAAGTATTTCATCACGGTTCTCAAGGCGGTAGTTTCTGAATGAAGAATCTTGTACACCAGCCTCAACTGGCTCCATTTTGAATTCTACCTTAGTGTTTCCATCATCTGCTGGCAATGGAATATAAAGTGATCTGTGATTCTTACCTTTAAGTCCAGTTTGGAAGAACTCTAGAAGTTTTCTTTGTGAATCATCGCTAAGTCTTGCACCCTTAACTACAATAATGTAGCGTGGGACCGCCTTATTCTCAAAATAGTCAAGGTTGAACTTAGACGCAAATTCGTCGCCTGCTAGTGCTTGCAGGGCAGGAATAATATCCGGCACTCCATAGTAATTATTTGTAGGAGTATACTTCTTAAAATGAAGTACCTCGTTGGGGCGAGGATCGTTTCCTAATGGATCTGGGGTAGATGTATCTCCATAATTACGGAAAAAGACAATTTTATTATTTACAATCTGGATAAATCCATCACGATTTCTTCTTACCCTCATATTTGCTGAAGGAATATGTCCAAGGTAGCCTACAGTTCCATCTACCTTACGACCCACTTCCATATAGCCATTTCCTGTAGCATCATAATCAGTAAGAATTTTTTTCATTGTTTCTGTAAAAGACTCATCTTCATTTAAATTATCTATATCTTTCTTTAGACGAGTTTTAGCGCGAGTTATTTTTCTTCTAAGAAAATTTAATTTATCTTGATCTGTATCATCTATTTCTTCAATCTTGTCTTTAGTCTCATCAGTTTCAATTAAGTCGTATCCAAGCCCTACAATATTAGAAACTTTGGCATCGACTGCGGCATGGTGGGGAGATGAAACTTCATAAACTTTAGCGAGATAGTCCATGTTGTATGGAGGCTCTACAGCCTCAAACATAACGTATCCAGTAACGTCTGGATCTTCAATCTTCTTAGATCTTACTCCAGTAACGCCCTGATGATATTTTTGTATTGTTCTCGTTGTCTTTCTCTTAAAATTAGGAGAAAGTCCTCTATATGCCTTAAGTTCTTCAGCAGGAAGCAAGAATGGGTCCATGCCTTCGCTTTTTGACGAGGAAAATTTAAAAAAGTCAGAGGAAGAAGTTATGTTGATTTCTTGTGGATCATCGTCTTCTACATATGATGCTGGCATTACCTAAGTCCCTTTTTATAGTTCATAAGTTCATCTCTAGCGGCACCATAATCTAGTTCATCAGGGATTAATCCCCACTCAAGGCGCTGCTTTTGATATTCATATTCTTCATCTGTCACTCTGCGGTGTCCAGAAAGGAATACAGCCTTACCCTCTTCAATACCAAAGGATCTAACAGTTTCGGTGATTATCTTAATCTTACTCATGTCACCGCGTTTTCCAGGTATATTTAGAAAATTCTTTTCATCATCAGCGACTATACTTCCATCTGGCATTTCCCATAGGTATAGTCCGTAGTCAGTTTCTTCAACTATCTTTACTTTTGGCATACACACATAGTACCATTTTTCCTTCTAAATATGAAAATATGGCACATATCGGTTCATTTTTTTATATTTCAGAAACTATTTTGACCTTTGGCAAGTTTTTCATTTCATAGTACTCTCCAAAGGAGTCTCTTATGTACTCTTGGGTGGCAGATGAATCATTTATTGATGCCGTTCCACCATTTATACTCTTAACGTTTTTCCCAATTAAATCTAAATATTTATCTTCTACAAAAGTTGTCATATCTGCTGGGGCGACCGAATAGATATTTAATTTACCTATAGTTCCATCGAACTTTTCTTCTACATTTTTATTAGATCCTATGTGTATGTCTGAAGAAAGAGAAGAAGAAAATACAGCAATTGCGTGATAGATTTCTCTAGAAAATATATCAATGTCGGATAAATTAGATACTAATTGTCCATCAATATATAGATCGTAGGTTCCATTTTTAATTAATCCTGAATCATCATATTTAAGATTGATATCGCTACTACCCGCAAGGTCGAATATTGTATACGTTTCTCCATTATTAGGTGCTAGGTTGATCTTGAAAACAATTTCTATTGCTTCATATGTATTTGATTGATTGGAGACTACCTTGCATCCAGATGAAATTAATTTATCAAATCTTAATCCTAAATTATCATCATGAGAAAGCACATTGGATGATATAACATTCATGATATATGGCATATTTTCTGATGAATTGCTGTCCAAACTAAACCTTGATAGTGATGAAACCAGGCTCTCTGAATTGTATGAAGATATATAGAGGTTGTTTACCGACTTTCTATCTGTAGTAGAATTTTCGCTAATAAGCGTAACTTCTATGCTTATTGGCTCTGGATCAGAATAATTAAACCCTGGTATGTATGTTATATCTTTTACGCTTACGTTGTTTATCTTTATATTGTTTTGAGCAGATGTATTAAAGGTAACGATACTGTTATTTGCTGGGATAAGTGCGGCGGTAGAATAATTAAATGTAGATTTCTGAGATATATTTAATGAATTATTTAACCTTAGAGTGTATCTACCAGTTTCAATCCAATTAATGTCAGCAAAGTCTGTTAGTCCATCTATTGTAAAATTTCTAATATAATCTGGATATGCATCTGATGATTCTGGAATGTTACCAATAGATAGTGTTGCATTAGAAGTAATTACAGGTATATCTATTGATAAAAATTCTTCCTCCCCGATTTTTGCAGATAAAATTTGATTTTCTAGATTTAATGCAATATTAATAAGTCCATTTGATAACGTTTCTGTTTCAAGTAGTTCGGTGGGTGTCTGTGACACATCTTCTATAAGCATCACTTTTAATTTATTAGATCTTTTTTGTAAGGCAATGCCGTAGCAGTTCAGCACCCCGCCTATTAATAGTGCGGTTCCATCTCCACTATTATCGTCAAAGGTCGTCTGGAATCTTATAGTAGACGATATAGGATTAAAGTACCCACCTATCTGAGATAGTGGTAGAAATGCAGAATCAGAAAACTTTATTCCATTCTTATTTAGTGTTGCCTCTCCGCCATCATTTCCAATAACTACAGACTCTGTAGATAGGGCAGACATTAATAATGATGTTTGATCATAAGCAAGATTATCTAGAGTAGCATTTAAAATATTTTCAGAAGAAAGAATGTTTATTTCTGATTCAGAAAGACTACTTGAATAATTAATATCAAATCTATCCGCCCCATACTCTATAGCAAGTTCGTCTGGGTTGTCTGATATTCCATAAAAATATCTATCTAATCTTTTCTCATCTCCAATATCGTATGAATAAAATCCTATGTCTGAAATAAAAATTGGATCTGAATCATTTAGATTTTCTGACCATGTTGATAAAGAATTTGATTTTTCTAGCAGAAGCGCATCGCATAGGAATTTTTGCCCGTTTGTTCCAGAAGATGGCTGAATAATTTTAACTCTAACTACTGAAGTATATATGTCTGGAGTAAATTCTAAACTAACTCTTTGCCAATTATTATTGCTTAAAACAATATTTTGAGTAGTTGATTTTAACAAATTTTCAGACTCGTATGAATCATATTCCTCACACACAAGCCTCAGAGTGGAGGACTCGTTAGATGAAGGTATTTTTACATACGCTGAAAGATAGTATGACTCATAAGGAACTACTGGGTAAAAGTCTACTGATTGAACTCCTGAATTAGATGTTGCTTGCTTAGTAATTTGTAAACACTTAGATCCAGAAAAGTAATCAGAGGTAATGTATTCAATAGAAGAATTCGTGGCCTGCCAACCAAATTCTGAGTCCTCGAAAGAGGAGTTGGTAAGAAGATTGACTGATCTAGATGCTGGCCCAACTACTATTGTTGGGGTAATTTCTTCGATAACCCTATCAAATTGAAAATTAGATCCAAGGTCCAGGAACGTCGATAAATTTTCATCTACATATAAAAATATGGTTTTTTGAGAATAAACAACATTAACGTAATGCTGCATGTCCCAATTATTTATCTGAACAAAACTTCTGCTACCAAGATAGTCTATGTATAGTTTGTCGTTCTCTATGTAGCAACTTATGAATGCGCCTATTTTTAATAACTGATGCCTATATGACGGAGGCTTTTCTAAAGTAAACCAGAAATCTATTGAAGCACTTTTGCTCTCTGATCCATTAATAAATAATTTATATGGATTAGATATTTCTAATACCGCGTCCCCGCTAAGTCTTACTGACTCTGAACCATTAAAGATAATTGGCTTACTTTTTTGATAATTAATATATCTTAAGGTTGCATCATTTTGATATTGTTGATCATACATTGCATATAGCGGTCCTTCAAAAAACTGAATTCCGTCGCATAATATTAGGTCTGATGCCAAGCCTGTATCTGTAACTATCCCCCATGACGCAAAGTAGTTCGTTGATGTTCCAGTAGGCAGGGTTTCAGTATGATATATTGTAGTCCATTCTGTACTTGATATATCATACACCTGACCTAGCGTTACTGACTGGGATAGGGTAGATCCACTTTGAGTAGTAAAATATTCTATTCTTATTCGTGCTTTTCTAGAACCAGAAGTATTTTTAACCCGCGCAACCATAGTATATGTCCTACCATATGATAGGGGTATTCTAGACCCACTAGCAATTCTAAATCCTGCCTCAGAAGTAGAGGATGGATCTATTTGCAAACTTGCGGAGCCTATCCATGAATCAGAGGTTACCCTAGATATAGATGTATTGTCTAAAGCAGTCCATCCAGAAGTAGATGACTCTATAGAATATTGATTGGCGGTAAGTAAATTTTTTCTAGATACGCTTGGACCTCCCCAATAGCCTAAGGGAAGGTCTGACAACACTATATCTGAATATGCCATATTATCAACTACTTAAATTTACATTCACCATAACCTATTTATAGGAATTGGCACATTTTAATTATACCAGAATACGGGGCAAATGTATCTCTCCCCGCCGTAGGCAGGCTTTGGATCATGAATGTATTCACCTATGGATGGAAAAACAATCATGCTTCCAGCCTCAGGCTTTATTGAAAATTCTTGATTAGGAAATTCTAGTTCTCCTCCAGAGTAATTATCATTTAAATATAAAACTCCAGATATATGCGCTCCAGTTTTTTCATCAGTATGAGGACCCATAAACTTTCCCTCGTCATATTTAGATATTGAAATTGGAGACTGTTTACCTAAATTAATATTTTTATTTCTAGCATAGAAAACACCAGCCAATCTAATTGCGGACAAAATAGATCCGTATATGAACTTAGACTCATCGGAAGAATTTGGGTAGTGTTCAAAATTTATTCTTTTTGTTCTTCCAAATGTGTAGTCTCCGTCTGAGGATTGCCATGGAACCCAGTCACTAATAAGATCTGAATTTGAATTATTTTGTTCTATTAATTTAACTATGTATTCAGGTCTTTGCAGTATGCCCTTGTAGTAATAAATACTGTCATTATATATTTCTGGCTTATTTATTAGACTACGCATACTTATTACCCTTTGACCACTCTTCTCTTTGGGCTTCTTGCTCTGCTCGCACCCTAAGCAATTCTTGCTCCCATTCAGACTTCAACTCATCAGAATATTCAGATTCAGCAAAATCCCAGAATGAAACCATTGTATATCTAGTTCCCTCTGTTATTTCTCTAACTCCATGTATATTCTCTACCCCGCCAGGGAAAGAAATAAATGATAACGACTTAGGCTTTATTTCAATCTCATGCTCTGGAAAATAAAGTTCTCCCCCACCATAATTTCCATTCAAATATAAAATTCCAACATATTTATTTATTTGAAAAGAATTAGGCTTGCCCTCAAAGTCGGAGTTGTCTGAATGTGCTGCGGCAAATCCTCCAACATCCCATTTTTGTGCATGTGATGTATTAGCCTTTACAGGTCTACCGAATATTAATTCTACTGATTCCTGAAACTTAGATTGTATTTTTGAAAAGAAGTCATCTGGTAATCCAAAGTTCGAAAGTTCTGGATCATTATGCATAAGGCCCATCCCAGATGATCCATAAAATGCAATTGGTCCCCACATTGATGCCTTATATTCAAAGTATTCGATCATACTCTTTGCAGTATTCTCATCAACAAAATCTGGTATCTCAATTATTCTGTTTTGAGTAATACCCAACTCACCTAATTTATTTTCATCATCTTTATAGATAACAAAATCTTCTGTGTTTATTGAATCTATTATCATGGCCTAGAATCTCCAGTATGCTCTAGAATTGTCCAAAAGAAGGGGACGGTGTATCTAATACCTGATTTAACTTCAGTAACTCCGTGAATATAATTCATATCTCCAGGGAAGAAGTATGCAGCACCTACCTTTGGTTTAAATTGAATATCTTGATGTGGGAAATACAATTCCCCACCCTCATAGTCATCATTTATATAAAATAGGCTGGCAAGGTCATACCAAGGGAAGTCGTTTGGCTTCCCTGCGTCTTCTCCAACGTGCAACTCCTTATCTGCATGAGGCATTTGAAGTTGTCCTGGTAGCCACTTAACCATGGCAGGATTCGTAGGCATTGCGTCCACCTTAAAAAAATCATCTACGATAGGCTTAAGTCTAGCAACCATGTTGTTAATAATAATTGATACTTTAGGATTAGCCTTTTCTATATTTGGCTTAGTAATTACCCTATCTTTCCAGTAATCTGCATCATAAATAACAGTACCCTCATCATTATAATGTGTTTCTGTTATGTCCCATATAGTGTTAGATCTAATGAAATTATTAAGAAATTCTACTTCTTCATTTGTCATAAAGTTTTCTAGTTCAACTATATTTTCTTTTCCATTGCCAAAGAAGCCTGATGGGGTTATTGATACTGGATTTCCTTCAAACATTACTGATACTTCCTTCTATGCCATACTTCATTTAAATATACACCACCGTTTGGTACTCTATATTTTTTGCTGTTTTTAATGTTTCTTCTTACTATCTGCTTTTCATCTAAAAGTTCGTGTTCAGACTCCCAATCATCTCTTTTGAATGGAAGAAGTTGAATATATGGGGTTCCTGCAGGAACCACCCCTTCCCATCCTTCTTTAATGAAGAAAGGTACTGTTCCTGGAACACTAACTTCATCATTATCAACAATACCAGTTGTATTTAAGAAGGGCAAGTCGAATCTATTGAACGGCTGTGAATAAAGAACACTATACCCACTAGGGACTTCTGGTGCCCAATCTGGATACCAAGCAAAGTGGCTCTTGGAGTACCCGTCTGGTTCATCGAATCCAGACATTTCCAGCCTTGGCTGAATAAAATCTTGGTATCTAATGTCATAAATTCTATGAATTTGTCCAGTTGGAGTGTTTATAAATTCTATATCACATGGAGTCTTTAGCATATATCCAGTTATTAATATGTCATATATGGCAGGGCATCCCTTCCATGTAACTATCTTTCCTCCATCTGGTCCTGTGTAATACTCCCCATTTGGCTGTTTTGCGTATCTATCTTCTTTAACATACCAGTCTGGAATATTTTTAGAAGATGGCTCTGGGAAACTATTTTTATTTTCACTAGACCATGGCCTATTAGATAAAAACTTAATTTTCATAAGTCACTCTCATAAGAATTTTCTTAACTTCATGATCACCCATTTTGTTTCCATTATGGTCTACAGCATCTCTGTAAAAATGAGTCCACTCTCCTTTAGAATTTTTTTCCTGAGAGGCAGCGCCGCGATCTTGAATTTTTTTATTCCATTCGGCTTGTTGCATAAAATCTGGATATCCACTCTTTACAATTAATTCAGTATTATTTATATCTGTTAGTGATATTGGAAATACTGATGCTATAGGAGTTTTTGCTGGAATAGTTATTTCAATATTTGGCCTAGTTATCATTATTGCTACTGGCAATGCTCCTATCAATGCTGTCGTGCTAATAATTGTTGTCATGCATTGAATGCCATCTATAAATATATTTGGCGGAGGCATTGTGAGTAGGCTTACGTTCTCCTCTGGAGAGAATATAATTCCTGTGTCGAAACTAAGAGTTCTATTTGCTCTTCTAGTGCTAACATAATCTCCGCCAGTTATTATATTAACATGACCATCTTGTGAAGAATTGATACCATCCCAAATAAATGTTATATCTTCTTTAAAAGATATAGACCATCCAAGTCTGTTTGCCATTGATACTGGAAAACATTGATATGCATGTCGATCAAATGTCTCGTCCATCCAGTCTCTATGCATAGGCATTTGCTCTATGATTGATGGAGTATGCATATCTTTATATGCAACAAGGGGCATCAGGTTCCCGTTTCGTAATAAAATTCTGGTCTATGAAACTTATCGGAGTAATCAAGCATTGTAACTACTGAGTACTTTATTCCAGAAACTACTGGCATGGCTCTATGAGGATACATATAGTTTGATGGAAAGATAAACAAGTCTCCAGCCTTAGGCTTTATATTAAGATTTTGTAATCTAAAATATAATTCTCCACCTTCGTAATCATCATTAGGATACCCCACCAATGAGACTACACAATTGTATGAATATCCATGATCGTGGTGTTCCTGAAAATGTTGTCCTGGACCATACCTGACAAAGTTCATAGCCTCCCAGTACCTAAGTTCTCCAATTTTAAAATGGGATGCATAGTGCTTAACTGCCTGAGATGCACTATCATAGATGCTTTGCCAAACATCCTGTAACTCAAGGCTAGCAGAACTCCTGTCTCCTTCTATATCAGACTTTTTAAATCTAAAATCCTGACAGTCTCTGTATTCTGGTATTTTCATAGAATATCCGACCATTGCTTCAGAATAAGAATACTGATTCCTATCATTTTCTAAAACATTCTCTAGTCTAGAGATACAGTCAAGCGGCATAGCGTCATGATAAACAAATATGCCACTCCCAAGGTCGTCATATGATGACCATGTTTGATTATCTATCTTATAAAACTCTTCAATTTTTTGATTTATTGTTTTCTGCTCTTCAGAAATCATAAAAAAACCAATCTAATATTTAACTTTATTATCTTCTTCACGATACTGATAGTATCTAAGATTTCCACGACTGTTATAGTCTGTCATTATCACTATAGCATATTTAGTACCAGAAACTATAGGTTTTGAAGCATGTTCGTAAATGTATGTTGATGGGAATATCACAAGATCCCCCGCCTCAGGCTTTACCTCTAAGTCAAATCTAGGGAAGTAAATTTCTCCGCCCTCATAATTATCATTAACATATAAAACCATAGATACTGTAGATACATATGCTGGACCATGATCTGCATGAATATTAAAATGTTTATTAACACCCTCATATTTAACAAAGTTGAACACTTCGAAATATGATATACCTACGCCCCAGTACCTTGCATAATCTTGTGATGCAGGGTAAAGTGAATCGAAAACCTTCTGATGCATATCATATAATTCTTTATTGTTAGAATTTCTTGGACCTAGATTATTATGTCCTATTTTAAAATCTAAACAATCTCTAGCATTCAATAGTGGGTTATCAGATTCTGTAACGTGTGCCTGGGACCATTGATATTTTTCATTACCAATGTTATCTTCCAATACATTAATTACTTCATCGCATAAACCTTTATCTAAAACACTTTTATAAATATTAATTCCTAGAGCCGGATTTTCTACTATTAGATTATCTTTCCATGCTCTAGGATTAATTCTATTTAAATGTGTTTCTGATCTATCTTTATTAAGCCAATCAGACACAATATCTCTCAATCTATCTTGTCATAAATCCAACGCTACTTTGTATTACTATTGGCATATCACATTCAATGAAGTATACCTCAGTTTCTACATTTTCTACTTTTTCTAAAGACTCTATTTGAATAAATTCTTTATTGTCAAAGTTAAATAACTTAAATGAACTATCTATATTTAATACATTCTCAAAGAAGATCCTGCCGTCTTTTTCAACTAGAAGGTTATGATGCTTTATGTATGATTCATCATTAATCTTAATAATGTCAATTTGATCCAGGCGACTTTCAATATTTTTAATATTAGTCTCTAGTTCTATTATATTTGTTATAGATTCTGAATCTAGTTCAATTGCACTATCTAGTCCATTTAATTCATCGAATCCTAGTGCAGATAAAGCATCTTCATTTGCCAAATACTTATCTGTTAAGTATCCATACTCTGATGTTAGGTAAATGATATTAGTAGTTTGATCTATGATATTTGTTGGAGCAGTTTTAAATGCAGGACCAAACGCTGGGAAGAATGGTGGGAAGAACGGAAAGAATGGTGGGAAGAACGGGAAAAACGGAGGAAAGTATGGGAAGAACGGAGGAAAATATGGGAAGAATGGGGGAAAGAACGGTGGGAAAAATGGTGGGAAATAAGGAAAGAATGGGGGAAAGAATGGAGTTGTAGTAACACTTGAGGAATCTGCTGACCAGATTCCTAGTCCATTTGCATTTTCTGCTCTTACCTTATATGTTTGAGAAGTTCCGCCTTCTTGAGTTACAGTAACTGAGGTATTTGTTGTATTACCAGACTTACCATCGGAACTTTCCCAGTAATATCTAATTATTGTTTTACCGCCAGTATTTGGTGCAGTCCAGGATACGGCGTCTTGATCAGTAGTACTTGAAGATACTGTAGGTGCAGACATTGTTGCTGGAACACCAGTAGTGTGTATTGCTGTAGATAATGATGATTGTGGTGAATTCCCAGCAGCATTTGTTGCTATAACATAAAACTGTGCAGCGTTTGTTGTATTTGGGGTTGTTAATCCACTAACAACTATTGGAGATGATGTTCCAGTAGCATTTATTGAAGTATTGCCATTTAAGTAAACTGTGTAGGAAGTTGCTGGAGGAGAATTAGCAGGCAACTCAAAAGACACGCTAGCGGCACCATTATTAAATGCTCTATTTGTTCCTACATCTGTAGCAACAACATTAATAGGTGCGGCTGGTTCAAGGAAGTCATTCTGTTGTGAAGACCTTCCTCCGATTTCCTTTTTTGCCACAATGTCTCCTAAATATCAACAATCAGTATATCATACTAGGCTTTAAGATCGCCATAGACAAGCCAGGTATTAGATGCTCTTTTTAATAGAGTACATGATGACCATCTGGTTCTTAGTTTAAGTCCAGGGGTAGAATTTACTGTAACTCCTACTGCTCCCGCGATTGTTACTTCTCCAGTATTAATTTGAATAACATCTATGCTTGAGCCTATTGGATAGTTTAATGTAGTATCTGTTGGTATTGTTACTGTGGTTGCAGATGTACTATCCATTTCAATAATATTATCTCTTAAGGTAAGTGCGTCAAGGGTGTAACTAGAAGTTTTAGAAATAAATGATGATATAGATGGAACTCCTACTTTAGTCTGAGTACCGTCAGAAAATGCTACTCCAGAACTTGCTGTAACTAGACCTGAGAATGTTGGATCATTTACTGTAGATACTTGTGTTCCAGAAATAGAAATATTTGTACCAGCAGTTATTGATCCAGCACCAGAGAACTGGGTAAATGTTATTGGATCAGAGCCTACAGTACTTACAGTTTCTACCTGTACCCATCCTGTATTATCATTAACAGTTCCTCCAGTTACGAAAACAAAGTCTCCGCCGTCGATTTCTGTAGCAGAATTAAAGTCCTCTGCTCTAACCAATGCTGTTCCATTAAATACATAAATACCATTTTGAGATGCGGTAGATTGATTTTTAACAAGAACCCTCATGTTTGTGGTAAGCGTCACATTGTCAATAGAGGCGGGAGGAGATGAAAGATTAGAAATATTAGTTGTTGTAGCAGTAGCACAGGATGCATGAATATGAAGACCTTCTGCTGTTGCATCAACATATTGCTTAGTGGCAGCATGTAAAGATTGTGTTGGATCTGCATGTAATGTGACAAATCCTGTAAATGTGTCTCCTGATAGATCAGCCTTGCCATCAACAGTATCTGATAATACTCCCAATGCTGTTTCTGTGGCATATCCTGTAATTGTGGGAGTTTTTATTGCTACATCTACCCACTCAGATCCAGTCCATACTTTTATAGGTTTAGCCATGTTATAATTATACCCTATTATCTATTGTATAGAGAGTTTATTAGGTCGTTTAATAGCCTTGAATGTATTTCTTCTATATTAGGTACGGTCCATAGGTACGCTTTTTCATATCCCCCAGCAGTAGCCTGGTCCCCAAACTCAACAATAAATTCTTCTGGCAATGTGTCGTCTATAACTACTTCTAAATATTGTACTTTTTCAACTTCTCCCTCTACGGCAGAGAACTTCCAATATAGTTTTACAAAAACCCCGCCGCAAGCACCTATTTTTTCAATTTTAGAAGTAATGTACATATAACAATGATATCATATTTTAATGGACTTCGATATAATAATTCCATGGCAGGATAGTGGTTGTCCATATCAATTAAGAAACTTTAAGTATTGCTATAAATACTATTCATCATTGTCTATTCCAATAATCGGACGGTCTGACAGAAAAAAATTTAATAGATCTCAGGCTAGAAACAATGGTGTGTCTAAGTCTATAAAATCTAACTTAGTTATTATTGATTCAGATAACATTGTTAATTTAAGTTTAATTATCAAAGGCTTAAATTCATTGAATGAAGGAATGATCATAAAGCCCTTTACCTCAATCCATTATTTGAATGAAAAGGCAACCATAAATTTTATTAATGGAATCAATCCATTAACAATAAACGATTATGACAAGACCTATCTATTGCCATATCAGTTAAATATTAGAAATTCTGGTGGCATCTATATCATTAAAAAGGATACATGGGAAGATCTAGGCGGCATGAGCGAAAGTTTTGATGGGTGGGGGCTTGAGGATACAGAATTTAATTTAAGATTTGAAAAAAAATACCGCCCTATTACATTTCTAAAGGGTAATAATTATCATTTATATCATCCTCAAACTAGAATTCCAAGTAAAAATAATATAGAATTATTAAATAGAGTTAGAGGAGAGTTATGAAAAATATAGTAATTGCAACACCTTCATATAAGAATACAGTTACTGTTCAATATATGCAATCAATTATTGATTATTTATCTTCTTCTAAATTTAGAATTATGCATAAAATATACCCAGGAGATAGTTTAGTCTCCCGCGCTCGTAATGCTATATTTTCAGATATTTTAAATAATGTACCAGACTTTGACTATATGGTTTGGCAGGACGATGATGTTGCTGCTGATAGATTAGGAATAGAAAAAATTATAGAACTAGGTCACGATGCAATAGCCCTATCAACACCACTAAAGTATCCAGTTTCTGCATACGGAGTAAGATGTGCCGTAGTTGGAGTTTATGAGGATTGTGGAAACTTTTTATATAAAACAGATTTTGCTGGATTTGGCCTTTTTTCTATCTCTAGAAAGGCTTGTTTAGACATAGCAGAGTATTGTGAAAAAAATAATTTATTCTATATTGATGATCATGGTAATAGAACATATGATGTTTTTAGAGTTGGTGTAAATAGTGCAAATATCTATGAGTCAGAAGATTTCTATGTCTGTTCTTTATTAAGAAAACTTGGATATGATATTTATGTTGATAGCAGTACTAGGGTTTCTCATGAAATGTTTTTAAGAGAGCCTTTACCAATTAATCCACAATCAATAGGTAGAAATTATAAATACAATGATCATTCTATTCAAGAGTTTGGATTCTGGACGCCGAACGATTGGGGATCTGTTAATTTACCTCTATATTAGAATATAGCCACATGTCGTCTGGTTCTATCCATAATTTATTAATTTGTAGTGGTATTTTTAATTCCTTACATCTTTTCATTACTTTACTTTGAGCATTCTCTCCATAATATGTTTCTAGACCTCTCCCTGCCCATTCTTCTTCCCATCCAGTTCTAATTAAATAAAATTCTGAATATGGACTCCATGATGCATATACACCAATACCCCCACCCTGCTCATATAAAACTTCCCAAATATCTACATCTTCTATCTTTAATTCTCTTTTATAGTCCCAAACTTTGGTGGGTGGGGTATAAACTTTATTCGCATCCATCCAATTTTCTGAGAATAATTCATCCTCCCATGGATGGAATATATTTTTTGTAGTTTTAAAAAATGGCATTTTATTCCTAGGGGAAAGTATATCTTAATATAATAATTCCCGATCCGCCTTCATTGCCAGTTAGAGTAGATGTTGGGCCAGGGACAAAATTAGAATTTGATGTATTTATAGTATAGTAATCATACCCATCCCATAGACCACCTCCGCCGCCTCCGCCAGTATTTGGAGTACCTTTAAGAGCCCTATATTCAATTCCACCATATGAACCAGGAGGCCAAATATTAGCATTACTACTAAATCCCCTTCCTCCTCCTCCTGGAGTGGATGACTGAATAGTACCTGGGTATGCAGCATCTCTATTGTTTCTTACTCCTCCGCCGCCTCCGCCAGAAGCCCTAGTTATAGAAGATCCATTTATACTACTAGACATTCCTGCTCCGCCTATGCCGCCATATCCATTAGTTAAAACTCCAGCAGCCTGATCTACACCGTTTGCTCCAACACCTCCTGCTCCTCCTCCTCCGCCGCCGTTCGTTGATGAAGAAGTAGATGTACCACCAGACGATCCTTGTCCACTAGTACCAGATCCTGGTGTTTTTGCAAAATACCCGCCTGAGCCAGATCCCCCAGTTTGTGGAAGAACCTCTGGACCAGTTGGGCCACCCTGTCCAGATGGTGCTGGACCTCCAGAAGATCCGCCGCCTACAGATACTACTCCATTAAATGAAGAATTTAGTCCATTAGACCAGTTAGTTGATGAATAGTTATATCCTCCTGCACCTACAACTACTGAATAATTGGATGGACTAGATGATATTGTTCCAGTTCTGTATCCTCCAGCGCCTCCTCCGCCCCAGTAAGTAGATGATTCATATCCTCCAGAGCCTCCTCCAGCAATAATTAAATATTCGATATTTAATGCAGAGGCAACCATGCTCATGTTAAATTGAGATGTTCCTACATCAGTAAAAGTATGAATTCTGTATCCACCAGCACTACTAATTGTGCCACCAGTAATAGCATCTTTAGCACCAATAATACGGCCCATTCTTCCAATTGGGCCGTATACTGATCTAATAGTAGATATAAATGGCATTATTCTCCTAGAAATTCAAACTTGAACTTCCAAGTACAGTCCAAGAAGATGCCCTTCTAATCAGGGATAGGGAGAAAATATCTATCTTTCCGGCTTGTGAGGTAGGTACTGGATTTGATCCATTGACCCATCTAATAGTTGCTGAAGATCCATTAATATTAAGAGTAGAAGGAATATATCCTGTAGATCCTTGGGTAACAAAAACTGTGACTGACATAATTTCACCATTATCTGTAGGAACATTAGTAATATTAAATGTCATATTTCCAGTTGGTGCAGTACCAATAAAGAATACGTTTCCAGTAGTCCAGTCTAATGTTCCAACATTACTTGAAAGTGTAATATCATTTAATGCTTCTCTAATTTCTTGAACATCAAGCATTCCAGTAACTACTACTGTTCCCGCAGTTACCGTTCCAGTAAATGTTGGTGATGCTATTGGTGCCTTAGCCGCTAAACTATTTGTTACTGTTGTAGCAAAACTAGCGTCGTCCCCTAGGGCTGCTGCTAATTCATCAAGTGTATCAAGGGCTGCTGGTGCGGATGCAATTAAATTAGAAACTTCAGTTCTTACGAATGCTGTCGTTGCTATTTGAGTAGTGTTTGTTCCAGCACTTGCTGTAGGAGCAGCAGGAGTTCCAGTAAATGTTGGAGAAGAGAGTGCAGCCTTACTTACCAGTAAATTATCAACCTCTGTAGTTGTATATACATTGGCTATACTAAATACATTCAGAGCAATAATTTCAATTCTATTCCCAGAAACTGCAGGGGTTGTAAGAGTAACTGTTGCCCCATCTGTTGCTGTATAGTCAGTACCTCTAAGCAATAGACTTCCATTTAAGAATACTTGTTCAAATCCTGGAGTGTATTCTAAAAGAATTCCCGCGCTAGAAACGCCAGAAAATACAGACTGAGATCCAGTTAATATTTTAATCCATCTTACATACTGATGTGGGTCAAACGCATTAACATCCACATCTGATTCAATCCATACATCTCCAGTAGAAGGAGTAGATGGTGCAGATGATGAATATGATATATTATTTAAGAATTCCCATAAAGCAGATGATCCGTTTGTCTTTAAGTATTTACCAGCATTTCCAGTTTGTGATGGAAGAGCATCTATACCAAGTACGGTTGCTGATGTAAAGTCAGCAGTACCAGTAAATGTTGGTGAGTTTATTGGAGCATATGTAGAAGACGCAGTTGTTGAATCTAACTTATTATTAATCTGTGTTTGAATTGCAGAGGTAACACCATCAAGGTAGGAAATCTCTGTGGAGGTTACTTCTCCAATAGAAGTTGTTCCTGGAAGAACTACTGTTCCCGTAAAGGTAGGTCCAGCAAGTCGGGCTACTGCTGAAGCAATATATGAATCTGCAATTACTGATCCATTCCATGTGCCACTTGTTATTGTTCCTAATGTGGTTATGTTTGTGCTTCCGACCCATGTTGATAATGCTGTATTTTCTACATTATCTAATCCTAAATATTCTTTAGTTGATTCAACATCAATAATTCCATAACCCAATAATGTTGTTGGAGTATTAGTTATTTTAGACCAGGATAGTGTAGATAACCATGAAGGATCAGTATAAGTCGTAGTTGAATATAAACCATTTGTCACAGTAGCGGCATTTCCAGAATACTGTGTAGCGGATAAGACAGAGGTTCCGGCTATTTTTATAACAGATCCAGAAGTTAGATTTATACTGTCACTAAATGTCCAGGAAGATATAGAATTTGACCAAAGTACTGTTTTATCAGTATCTCCCTTTAGTATAATTCCACCACCATCAGCGGTAATATCAGTAGGAGAATCAACAGCGCCTAATTCTATATTCTTATCATCTACAGTTACAACAGTTGAATTGATAGTTGTTGTAGTGCCGCTTACTGTTAAGTTTCCAGTAATAGTTAAATCCCCCGCCTTGGTTTGTGCGGCGGAAGAAGTATTTAAGAAATATGTAGCCTCATGACTATCTAATAAATCAGAGTCTATGCCTGATCCAGTACCATCAACTTCTTTAATTGCATCTACAAGTGCTTGATTTTTCCATAGTGATGTTGCATTGTCGTATGAAATAATATGATTATCTGAAATACCATTTATTAAAACATTATGAAGTTCATCTAATTCATATCCATTTTGTGGAGTTATAAAAATACGACCAGAAGATGAATTAGACTTTAGACAGTACCCCACAAATACTGAATGCACGGGAGGAGTAGGTTTTGTATTTGTCAATTGCCCTGCTGTTGATGATAACCATAGTGCTTGACCAGCAGTAAATGTAGATGTATTTATATTCTCTACAATTCCAAACGTGCAAACAAATCCTTCTGCGTCATTTGAAATATTCTCAGCGGCCACTCCAAATGTCTTACTTGATGTTGATTCTGAATCTGCATCAGCAAGAGATATAGATGGTCTTTGTCCCTGTGCCCCAGAAATATAAACTACAGAACCTTTTGTTATTGTTGATCCAGTTCCGTTATAACATAGGGCTGTATTTTCTTGTCCTACTCTAAGATTTAGGTTCCCGCCCTTTAAGCCTAAGTTTAGTGTTCCTTCTCCATCATCCCAGGTTAATCTACCTACAGCAGAAGAAATAGTATCTGCAGTATCAAAATCAATGGCGGTAATATCGAATGACTGATTGGAATCTCTAGATACAATAGTTGCAACGGTATTTAAAGAAGTAGCATTAGTAGAAAAATTTACAGTATCAGTAGAAGAATCTCCAGTTACCACCATCCCATTTGAGGCGGTAATATTTAAAGTATCTGAGGAAGAATCTGCTACTGGATCTGTTCCAGACGGGGTATTAATAGTAGCAAAGGAATTAGTTCCATCTTGTGCGACAACATCAGCCCAATATGGAAATGTCCCGTCTGTGGTAAGATATTTATTAGCGTTGCCATTTTGATCGGGATATGGATTTGGAATAGCCGATATGAACTCTACCCAATCTGTACCGTCCCAGATTTTTGCTACTTTGGCCATGTATCAATTATACCTTAGGTTTTAGATAATTAAATATTATTTTGCTCTTCTTGTTCTGTAACTATAATTCCGTTTTCAATTTTTGTGCAATGCCTCATGATTAGCCTAAGAAAGTAATTGTTTCCGATGTAGTTGTAGTTGCTGTGATTGTGTAGACTCTTCGGCTACCACTTATGGTAGATGTTTGAGTAACTCCATTAGAAAAAGATGCTGTATAAAAAGATGGAATGGATATTATAACTATTCCAGACCCCCCGTTTCCTCCAGAAAGAACATGGCCTCCAGATCCTCCTCCGCCGTGACCAGTATTTATCCCCCCAGAAGTTCCAGCAGTTCCAGTATTTGTGGCATAGTCAAAGACTCCACCTTGGGTGACGGGTCCCATAGCGGCGAAACCATCCCAACCCAATTCGCTACTCCATCTAATTCCACCTTCGCCGCCAGCGGCGTAGGAGCCGCCCAGACTTGAATTCATGGGATATGCACCAAGCGGATGGGTTCGATCTGGTGTTGAATATTGGCCGACGTAGCCTCCCGCACCCCCCCCTGGGCCAGATAATGAGGTAATGCCAATACCGCCAATATATCTTCCACTACCTCCAGCATGGCCCTGACGCTCTGCTCTTCCTCCACCTGAGGTAGTAGCAGCGTTAGCACCAGCACCACCACCGCCTCCACTACCTCCACTAAGGCCATTGCCAGGGGAAGTGGAACCGAAACCTCCACCCCCTCCGCCAAAAATGGTAACGCTGGCAAAGCGACTGTTACTTCCTGATGCCCCATTCTGTGAAGAGTTTAGTGCGCCTGCTGATCCTCCAGCGCCTACAGTTATCGTGTACGGAGTATTAGTTAGTGCAGCAAACTGCGGGTCGGGTGTTCTAAACTGAGGCATGTCGGTGCTACGGTCAGGGGGATTAAGATCTCCAGGTACTGAAGTGCGGTACCCGCCTCCGCCGCCTGCGCCTCCAGTTCCTCCACTTAAAGCCCCTCCAGCACCTCCTCCTCCCGCAACAATAAGATATTGAACAAGAAGTGGTGGCGCAGTAATCTGACTACCCAATACTCCTATTAGTAAACTCATACCTTTAATTATCCCCTAAATACTAGCGTCTATCCATGAAAGAGTTTGTTCATTCCATACCCATGCTCCATCAACTTCTGGATAAGGTTCTGGAGAATTCCATAAAGCCCTGTCAAAATCTAATATCCAAGATGGATGAGGTTTTGGTGGAATGAAAGCACCATCTGGACCAAAGTCGGGGTCGAATGTGTATCCAACCGCTGCAAAGTTATAGCGGAAAGCCTTGGATTGATCATCACTTGGTTCATTTGTAATAGGGTCATAATAAACCCCGCCCCTTGTATTATATGAAGTGCGACGATACATATCTCCAGTTTCAGCAGATATTTCAAGTTCACGACTATCATCTTCATCACGACTTTTGGTGACAAAGGTTACGATTCCATTTTCAATTTTTGCGTAATGTCCCATGATTATCCTAAGAAAGTAATTGTTTCTGATGTAGTAGTAGTTGCTGTGATTGTATATATTCTACGATCACCATTTATTGTAGATGTTTGAGTAACGCCGCCAGAAAAAGATGCTGTGTAGAAGGATGGAATAGATATTAGTACTATACCAGATCCGCCATTTCCTCCAGAGTAGATATGTCCTCCAGATCCTCCGCCTCCGTATCCAGTATTTGTGCCCCCAGAAACTCCAGCAATTCCAGATCCTGTAGCAATATCAAGACCTCCTCCTGGGCTTGCAGGTCCGGGAATGCGCTGCCAATCAGGATCTATTCTGCTATCCCATCTATTCCCACCCGAGCCGCCTCCGGCAAGGTACCCGCCCAGACTTGAAGGCATTGGGTTTCCACCATAAGGTATACTACCGGAAAATTGATCACTTTGATTTCCGTATCCACCAGCCCCTCCTCCTGCGCCAGAAAATGCTTGTCCTGACCAGGGACTTGTCGGTCTTCCAATACCTCCAAAACTCCCCTGGCGTTCTGCTCTTCCGCCACCTGAAGTATTAGTAGTGCCACCGCCGCCGCCTCCGCCGCTACCTCCATCAAGACCATTACCAGTAGGGCCGAAGCCGCCGCCGCCGCCTCCAAAAATGGTAACGCTGGCAAAGCGACTGTTACTTCCTGATGCCCCATTCTGTGAAGAGTTTAGTGCGCCTGCTGATCCTCCAGCGCCTACGGTTATCGTGTACGGAGTATTGGTTAGTGCGGCAAACTGTGGGTCGGGCGTTCTAAACTCAGGATAAACATAAACCATAGACTTATCTGGTGGATTAAGATCTCCAGGTACTGAAGTGCGGAAGCCTCCGGCTCCTCCAGCACCTCCTACGCCAGTACTTAAAGCCCCTCCAGCACCTCCTCCTCCCGCAACAATAAGATATTGAACAAGGAGAGGGGGTGTGGTAATTTGACTACCTAATGTTCCTAGCCATAGACTCATGCCTTTAATGATCCAATGAGAACCCAGGTATCTGTTGCACGCTTAATTAATGACACTCCCGCCCATTGCACATTAACTTTACGCTTATTCCCATCTGAATTAAGGGTAACTCCAGATGCTGGGGCGATACTTGTTTCACCCGCTCCAGTTTGAACAATATCAATTTTAGTTCCAACTGGGAATGCAACAGATGAATCTGTCGGTATAGTTAAAGTATTAGCACTAGCATTATTCATTTCTATTAATTTACTAGCATCAGATAATACTAATGTATAAGATGTTCCAGTTTGAGCATTAGTAGATATAGAAATATTCGCCTTAGCATTTAATTGTGTCTGAATTGCAGAAGTAACTCCATCAAGATAGCCCAGTTCTGTTGATGATACATCTCCAATAGAGGTAGTGGATGGAAGAACTACTGTTCCAGTAAATGTTGGTCCAGATAATCTAGCAATTGCTGAATCTATATATGTAGCACCAATAGTACTACCATTCCATGTACCAGAAGCAATGGTTCCAAGGGTGGTTATGCTTGAACTTCCTGTCCATGTAGATAGAGCAGTATCTTCTACATTGGATAGTCCAACTTTAGACTTAGATAATGAAGTAATCCATGATGGATCTGCATATGAGCCTGTTGTATAAACTCCGTTTGTTACAGTTGCAGAATTACCAGAAATACTTCCAGTAATTGTATTAGTAACTGTAAGATTTGTTAGAGTTCCTACTGTAGTTATATTACTAGATCCTGTCCAAGTGCTTATAGCAGTATTTTCTACATCTGATAAGCCTACTGCTGATTTATCTAAGGTTTGCCAAGACTTGTCGCCACGCCAGTATTGACTGGTAGTTCCAGAAGTAATTGTTGGCTCTTTTCCACCTAATGCAGTAGTAATTGTAGTTGCATAACTAGGATCATCTCCCAACGCTGCAGCAAGTTCATTCAAAGTGTTCAATGTAGACGGAGCAGAATCAACTAATGCTGATGCTGCATTTGCTGCTGCAGTATCTGCATAAGCAGTTGTAGCAATTTGAGTGCTATTATTTCCTGCAGTTGCAGTTGGTGCAGTAGGTGTACCAGTTAATTCTGGTGATGCCAATGGTGCTTTTAATGCTAAGGCATTATTTACTGTTGTAGAAAAAGTGGCATCATTATTTATTGATGAAGCAATTTCTCCCAAAGTGTTGAGATTTGATGGGGCATTTCCTAGTACTGCTGTAGTAGCATTAGATGCAGCAGTATCTACATATGCGGTAGTTGCTATCTGTGTACTATTTGATCCTTGATTAGCAGTAGGTGCTGTTGGAGTTCCCGTCAAGTTTGGTGATGATAGTGGAGCCTTATCAGATAAATCAGTAGAAAGATTGGTAACTTGAGATTGCGCTATTGTTATTGCATCTGATCCACCTGATCCATGTGAAGATGCGTGAGAAGTTGGAGTTCTTGCATCTGAGAGTCTAGAATCACTTGTATACACAAGATTAGCGGTATTTGAAATACCGTGAATACTTGTTGTATCATTTTCGTGATTAGAAAGGTTTGTGGCTACTGTTGTAAAAAAGTTAGGATCGTCATTTATAGCCGCTGCCAATTCATTTAATGTATTAAGTCCTGATGGTGCGGAATCTACTAAATTAGAAATAGCACTATTTACTTCAGTAGTAATATCTGATGATGTTACTGAAGCATAAGATAATGAATTCCATGCTGTAGATCCATTTCCAATTTTAAGTTTTCCTGTGTCAGTCTCAAATCCCGCCTCGCCAGATGAAAGTGTAGGATTAGCAGAAGTCCATTGTGAGGCAGTACCTCTTCTTAGTTGTATTTTAGTAGCCATTTCAACTCCATTATATCATGATTACGGTGTCCCGCCATCTACTAGTAATGAATATGTGCTAGTACTTGGAGTTCCCCCGTCTTGGTTAAATTCAAAAACTGATTGGTTGTATGCCCCACCACTTATCGATACATTAAGGAATGTAGATCTAGGATCTATATTAGAATCAGAGTCTATCCAGATATCTCCTAGTTCTGGTGATGCTGGGGGGGTTGATGAATAATAAATTTCATCTGCTGAAGATGCTCCACCTAAATCATTCCATGCACCATCATAATACACTCTAACCTTATTTGTAGATGTATTAAAGTAAGCATCACCCTCAGAACCAGATGCTGGATCTGATGATAAAGGTGCTAGATTTAAAGGTACTAAGAATCTTTTAGCCATTATTCTCCTTTGACTAGGTGGGGGCTTTCGCCCCCACCTAAATCATTATCCTACTGTTACTACCTTGTAATTGGTAGTACCTGATGGTGCTGTTGCAAATCTAATTGTTACTACAGAAGTGGATGTTCTTTCAACATCAACTTCAACTGTATCGTATGGAGATGCAGCATCGTATACTTGAACCTGAACTTCTCTTGTCCCTAGGTTGTGGGTAATTGCAAACGCTGTAGTAGCAGTATCACCAGCAATATCAGCAACATGCTTTCTTGCTACTGAATGATAGTTAGTTCCATCATTAGTTAATGTCCATAGATCTGATGTTTCATTCCATAGGATACTAACATTTGCTGATGTTCCACGCTCTATCTCAAGTCCCGCATCTAGAGAAGGAGATCCAGTAACACCCTTGTTTAGAAGAACAAGGTTGTCTTCTACTTCAAGAGTGGCGGTATTAAGAGTGGTTGTTGTACCCTCTACAGTAAGATCTCCAGTAACAGTAAGACTATTGTTTACTGTTGTAGTTCCACTATTTGCACCAATTGATATGGTTGTTGCGGCTCCACCGATATTTAATGTGGTGGCATTTGCATTAAACAATGAAGCAGTAGTGGCTGTTGTTGTAACATCGCCACCGTTAACAGCAGCATCACTAGAAAGAGTTAATCCTGCAAAAGATACTGAATCTGTTGTTCCTACTGCCTGACCAATTGCTACAGTTGGGCTTGATCCTTCTGCTGGAGTATGTGTTACAGTAACACCAGTACCAGCAGTAATGTCATTTACATAATTTCCTGTAGTATCAGTACCTAATGCTACAGAGTTAGAAGCAATTGTTGTGCTAATGGTAATTGTTCCGTTAGAAACATTAGCAGTACCAGTTACGTCGCCTTCCAATGTAACTGTTGATGCTGCATTTGCCCCAATTGCTAGTGGCTGCCATGCAGTACCATCATAAACTTTCAACTTGTTATTAGTTGAATCAAAATAGACCCGACCCTTTACGCCAGAAGGCTCAGAAGCCGCAGGCAAATTCTGAATTACGGCATTCTGCAATTCATTGGTGCCGAGGTCTAAACTAACTAAGAATCTCTTAGCCATTATTTATTCCACCTCTCATGATAAATATGCCTTTCCAGCGAAAGGATTTGTAAAATTAGCAATTACTGTATTGGCATTAACATATTGATAGTCTCCAATAACTGCTGTTCCTGCTGAATTTACAATTTCTACACTTGGGAAATATTCTAAATTATGATTTATCACCCAATTGCTTGATGGAACATCTTGTACATGTGTATATGTTCCACCTAAGTTTACTGATGTTGTCCATTGTCCATTTGTTTTTGGACCATACATTCTATTTACTGATGTGTCTATATAGAATTCACCATCAGTACCTAAAGAATTTGTTGGCACCCCAGAGCCATGAAGAACTCCTTTACCGCGTGGACCTTGAATTCCAAGATTATTAATCTCAACAACGTTTTCTATTCTTTCTACAGTTACATTGTTTTCTGTCATTTCACAACCGCCGCTGATACCTTAAAGTATCCTTGAGTTAGTGTAGTTTTTTTTCCATCATCATTATTAATTAATAATATCTGATAGGCAGCAGTTGGAATGGTAAATTTTTTAGTTTGTGAAGAACTAAATTCAATATCTATTTCTCCATTTGGACCATCGATATTAACTCCGCCGTTTTCTTCAGTCGCAGAACCACATAAAATTTTACCACCAGGCTTGTCTCTCACATCCATTTTTACTGTATAGTCTGTTAGATCTACAGCAGTACCATTTGGATTTTTATACATAACCTTAATGGTAAAAGTATCTCCCTGAACAACCTTAAAATTAGTTTCTTCCATTAAATAAAGACACCTCTTAGTTAAAATTATAGCATCTATCAAGCCTAATACAGAAAGCCCGTCGTGGCGGAACGACGGGCCTTCTGCGTGGGTGGCGGGGCGATTAAGGCTTATCTTTGCCGAATAATGCAATCCACGTTTCGGCATTTGGCTTTCCAGTTCTAAGTTCTCTAGGAAGATTAAGAGATCTTTGGTATCTCTTCAAATCTTTTTCTGGAAACTTCTGAACTCCAACCTTTTCTGGAGCGTATCTTAACACACCAAGATCGTACATTCTACAAGCAACGCGCCAGGTAGCCTTATTTGCTGCATTAGCAACTATTGCTCTATCTGCTGCTGCGCGGGATGGAATTGTTTCATCCCATTGCTTATTCTTGATACGATACTTGCGTGCTTCTGTTCTCCAGAAGTTTTGATCATAATATTGTCTAAGTGTATCGTTTTTACGATATCTGAATGGACCATAATTTTTTTCGCCAAGGTACGGTCCTGAATCGGTCCAGTCGCCATGCGTAATAATACGAGATCCATCTTCAGGCCATTCATTAAGATCCCATAGCGCTGCAAGTGTTCTAGCAACTTGTTCTATTTGGTAGGAATTAATTGTCTTTCCCTGACCTGGATCATCAATTTCAATTCCCCAGGCTCTCCAATGAAGTACGTTGCCAACACCAATACCTACTGCTGACCATGGACCACCGTCACCACTATGATAAGTGGCTCCAGCGCTAAGATACCAATTTGTTGATTTGTCTTTACCAACTAATTGGTTTGCTACTGCCATTGGAGCATATGCTGTTACTGCCCAATATAGTGATGGTGCGCCGTTGCCTTCACGGGCGCTAGCAGTAGATGTATGATGGACTACACAAGCCTGCATACCATTTGACCAGGCATTGCCCTTCTTATCCCATCCTTTATAAAACTTGGCGTCTACTCCATGCTCTAGCAATGCCTTTTGAATTTCTTGTGCTGTAGGCTGCTTAACCATTTGCATCATCATCCTTATCTACAATTAGTGATGGGTCAATAGGATCTTCTTCTGGAACAAAGTCGGCTGGTGGGTGATCTGTATACATATCTGCAAGATCTACTGCACCGCCATCATCGTAATTACTCATCGTTCTTTAATCCATAACGAGGATCGCTCTTATTAAGAGCGGTCACAACTACTGGTAATACTGCAGCAAGTCCTGCTGCTACCCATGCCTTTAAATCTGTAGCAGATACTGCAAAAATATCTGCTCCATCTGCAATGAAAAGACCAAGAACCACGGTAACAAAAGAAACAACGTAGGAGCGAACTGCTCTTCCAAGGTCTGTATTATTAATCCAATTCCACATTTTTACCTCCAATTAAGTATATCATGTAATATCTACAACTTCGCAGCCTGTATCTGCGCTACACGCAAGTTCTTGAGAACCCTTAGTGCCATCTTCTGTTTCATAAAATACCATGTCAGACCAGCGGATATCCTTTGGCATCTTAGCAAGAAGTTCCTCGTACTCTTCTTTTGTGGCATCTTGGTATGGTGCCTGCTTGTAAGTATGATCTGAATATGGCAAGAATGAAATTCCAGAAACTTCATCAAAATTATTCCAGACCCATGCTCCAACATCCATCCACTCATCTTCTTTAACAGAAACAGTAATTGATGGCTTATGTTCACACCATGCACGCTGATAAGTTAGCCAAATATCCAGATGTTCTACTGCTGTAAGATCATTACGCAGAACCGCATCTTTGGGTGCTTTGATTGGGAATGAAAATACTGTTGTATCATTTGGCTTCATAACGTCATCTTCTGCTGGCACACCAGAATCAACAAGGAATTTAGTGAGTGGATCTTTTTTATCTCCGCGCACAGTTCTAATGTAATAATCATTATGCCATGGATGCATTCCAGAAGATACACCAGTTAACTGAGAAACTGTTCCAGAAGGCTTAACACATGTAATAGCAGCAGATGGATTGATTCCAAGAACCTTGGCCTCTTCTTCATTAACCTTTACAGCATGTAATCTCAAATTGTTTAGAATATTACTAAGTTTTACTAATCCTTCTTGACCAGACATTAATTTATTACCAAACTGTCCAGTAATAGATACGCCAAGGAGTCTTTCTTCCTCTGTATTATCCTTCCAGATTTTTCTTAAGTACTTAAAGTTAGTAAGCGTAGATTGCCAAGTTCCGAGGATAGTGGCTAGTTCTACTTTACGCATAAGAGTTTTTTCTGTGTCGTCTTCTCGCACTACGACTTCTGAAAGATTGCAGAACTGATATGGACGTAGAATGATTTCAGAACATGGGTTTGTTCCGTATCTAATTTCTGGATCTCTACGACCGTACTTTGCTGCCTGCCCTTGAGCGGCGGCAACATTATAGATTCCTCTTTCTCCAGACTTGCTTTCATAAAGATTCTTCCATTCCGACATAAAATCAGACATGCTTGGACGACCAGAGTATGCGACAGAGTTATTAGAAAGTGCGCGTTGTGAATTATATTCCCACCATGCACCATGCTTTGCACGGGCCATATCATGATCGTTAAGGTCGGAAAGTGAAATCATAGCAGACCTACGAACGCCACCTACTACTACCACTTCTCCAATTTTACACATAATATCGTGTGCCTCTAATGGCCTTAACTTTCTTCCTGCTGCACCCTTAATAATATTTACACAGAAGTCAAAAAGTTGAACTAGGGGTTCTGGTCCAGATGCGCGACCTCCGAAAGTCTTAAGTCTTGCTCCTGCTGGCCTTACCTTAGAAACATCCCATGTAGGAACTTGTCCCTGCCACAAGAGAGCAAGGAGTTCTCTAAGTGCTTTTGCCCATCCAGCCTTAGAATCTTCAACGACAATAGTTGTATTGCTAGATTCAAAGTGTTCGTTAATGGTAGGTAGTTTTTCTACATAGACACTCTCTACAGAGAATCCTACTCCTGTTCCGCACATAAGAATATACATAGCCTCGTCAAAAGATCTTAGGCTATCTACTGGAAGGAATGAACAGTTATATCCTGCTACATTATCTCTTTCTAGTGCTGCTCCAGAAGTCATGATTGCTCTCATCGAAGGCATGATATTTCTATTAAAAACTGCCTCTCTTATTTCTGAAACAAGATCCTCTGAGGGTTCATATCCGCACTCTTCTCTAAGATGCATTCTCATAAAGGTGAAATATCTATCTACAGTTTCACCCCAGGTTTCGCGGCGGTTATCTTCAGAAAGCCATCTAGCATAACGGCTTAGAGCGATAAAGTTTTCATAGTGGTTATCAATACCTTGTGACATGTTTTCTCCTTGGTCCCATATCTGGGAAATAAAATTAGATAATTACTATAGTATCATTGTCACGTTCTAAAACCACGACTTTTAAAAATATTTTTAAGCCTATGTATTGTTGGCTTACTCACATTGTCCCAATCGAATTTTTCATGAATAATTTCAACATTATTTAATGCATCTTTATGCAATGATCTGTAGTTCTCAACACTTTCTAACATTGCTTTTTTAAGTTCTTCCTTTTCAACATTATATGTAAGGCCGGGATGGATAACTTCATGTATGGATTCAGATAGAGATGATTTAAGTTTTATAGTTATAAAATCTTTATACTCTGCCCATTGCCATGTAGATATTGTTGGCATTCCCGTCGCTAATGCTTGCAGGGGGATAAAGCCAAAGCCCTCCCCTGCACTTGGATACACCATGACATTACATAGATGGTACAACTCTATCATTTGCTTATGAGTTAGTGACTCTGTAAGTATTCTGATATTTGAATATTTAGCATCAGGTCCACCAAGTATCGATCCATCTGGAGCGTACACTCTAGTTGTATTTATTCCGCCACACTTCATAACAAGTTGATAACTTGGATCGTTTCCAAATAACTCCACAAACGCATCGACCACTAGTTGTCCGTTTTTTCTTATCTGTGGCTCTCCAATATGCAAAAATCTAAAAACATCGTATGAGTTCCTTTCTTTTGGCGTCCAGTCATGTGTTATTCCGTGAGGATAAACATGAACATCATCTCTTCCTAGTTGTTTTTTAAAGACTCTTGCGGTCCAAGACGATGTGGCCCAAATTTCATGACAATTACTCATAATATCAAACCACTCAGGTTTAAGTTTGGTGGATTCCCATGCAGTATATCCAATTCGATACTGACCTGGATAAAACTTATAGTCTGATGGATAGCCCATTCCTATAGCAACAGGTGCTGAAGAATCTATAATATTACATTCAAACCCTGAAGAATTTAAAGTTTTAAAAATATTTGACATAGCGTTGCTATAACCAACTATGTCTTTAGAATCTTCTGGAATGTTTGGGAGATCTTCCGCCGCCCCGCTGAAAGAGATTTGCATATCGAAAGTATAGCATTGCACACTTAATGAGTCCATGTGGCGGGAATCACATAAGAATATTCGTCATATGCTAAGATCATATGTACAATTGCAATATATAAGAAAGAGAATAATATGGAATATAGAGTATTTAGTAAATATTACCAATATTCATTAAAGAATATAACTATCCCGATTCTTTGCGAGATTGATTCAGAACATCCGATTCTTGTGCCCAATCTTCAGATAGATGATAAAGGTAACGATATTATATACTTGTACTGCATTGATTGTAACTTTAAACTATATCCAGGATTAGAGTTATATAGCAATATTGAGTTTGTTTTAGAAGAATTGGAAGTTAATGAAGAAGATTGATGTTTTGAATCTAGGCTATGTAGGTCTAGTTTCAACTATGGGAAATGATTTAGAAGTTGCTAATGCTGCTAGAGTTTCCTTTGATAAAAGAAGTGAATTAGATATGACTGGTCTTTTGAAAAGTAAAGATAAGAAACTAATTGACTTCCTTTGGAAAGAAGAACATACATCACCTTTCAGACATTGCGTTCTTTCTTTTGAAATTTACGCGCCACTTATGGTAGCACGACAACATTGGAAGTATGCAGTTGCCTCCACATTCGTAGACGATCAGAACGGATGGAATGAGTCGTCACGCAGATACATCACAGAGGAACCCGCATTCTATATCCCCACGGCGGAAGACTGGAGAAGTGCCCCTGAGAACTCTAAGCAGGGATCAGGAGAGCCAATTAATTACGGTCTAGGGATAGAACTCACGATGAGATTATTCAACATGATTGAGGCCGCAGAAGTAGAATACAACAACGCCCTGGAACTTGGTGTATGTGCAGAACAGGCTAGATTGTTCCTTCCTGCATATGGCATGTATGTGCGATACAGGTGGACAACATCACTTCATGGAGTTATGCACTTCCTTCAGCAGAGATTAGCCCACGACGCACAGAAAGAAATAACAGATTATGCTCTTGCAATGAAGTCGCTCGCAGAAGAAGCATTTCCCTATTCATTGAGTCTGGTATCATGAGAGCATGGATCGAAAATGATGACGATA